TCAAGTATAGAGGGAGTTGACAGAGTGATAGCTGGTATTAATCGTGAGTTTGCAAAAATGCAAAATGGAACTATGGCTGGTTTGATTAAAGTTGCAGCATTAGTGAGAAATGAGACTGAACATGGTGCGGTAAAAACGCCTGTGGATTATGGGAACCTTCGTGCCAGTTGGACGGTTATAACTGCATCCAGTGCTATAATATCAGGAGGGGGTAGAGCACATTCACCAACAGGAAGTTTTGGTAATTTCACAGGTCCTAGAGGGTCCCAATTAGCAGCCGAGCATGCACAAGCACTAACTCAACAAAGGCAAAGAGCATTGCTGTTAGCAAGTACTACGAAGAGTCCATTTTTGATTATGGGGTATAGTGCTAATTATGCTATGTACGTACATGAAAATTTAGGAGTCGTCGGATACAAAACTAAAGATCACCCAAGAGGTTGGTCAAGAAAAGGGTCAGGTCCTAAATGGTTTGAAGCGGCACTTCGCAAACATACAGGAAGTATAAGAGACATAATGGTTAAGAATATTAAAATGGTAAAATAATGAATGCACCAAGTGAGGATGTGAAAGATATGTTATTGGCAGAAAGTTCATTGAATTTAGAATTTGCCAAAAACTTATTTATAAATAGGGAACCTGAGAAACCAGATAACACAGTAACAATATTTGATAGTTATGGTTATCCTCCGCAACTCACAATGGATGGACAGGTGTATGAATACCCAGCCGTACAAATAAGGGTTCGTGGTAATGATCAACGTACGGCATGGTCTTTAATAAATGACATATATCTTTCGTTACATGGCCGGGCGCATGAGACATGGAACGAGGCTTTATATGAGATTGTCTACTGTACTGGTAACCCAGCGTTGCTAGATTGGGATGACAATTCGAGAGTTAGATATTTTATTAACGTAAATTTACAAAGGAGGTAAATTATGAGCAAAGCTATTGCAGGGGTAGGGACAACCATTACAATGGATGGAACACCTATTGCAGAGGTTAATTCAATCTCCGGACCGACAATGACGAGGGATCAAATCGATGTGACTTCGTTAGACTCGACGGGAGGTTATCGAGAATTTATTGGTGGATTTCGAGATGGAGGTACAGTTACACTAAATATGAACTTTACAGCAGATTCGTATGGTGTAATGATGGGGGCATATCAAGATGAAAATTTGCACCCATTCGTAATCACTTTTCCAGACTCGGAAGGTTCAACGGTATCTTTTTCAGGTATCGTTACAGAATGTCCGTTGGCTATACCAACAGACGATAAGATTACATCAGATGTGAATGTTAAAGTCACAGGTGAGGTACTCTTTAATTCTGGTGCATAATTATTTGAAATCCTAATCAAGGGTTTATTTTTAGTATTTATTTTTAAATTATTGGAGGACTAATCAATGGGACTTTTAACGAGAACAGAACTTCTAACAAAAGAAGAATTAGAAGTTGTCAAAGTAGATTTAGGAAAAGGTGATTTCGTATACGTCCGTCAGATGACAGGGCATGAACGAGATCTGTTTGAACAATCTTTGTTAAAGAAAAATAAAGATAGTAAAGGTGTTATAATTGGATATGAACAGGCCACAGAGGACTTTCGTGCTAAGTTAGCAGTGCAAACTATCTGTGATGAAACTGGTACTTTACTACTGAGAGCAAATGATTATTTGGTATTTAGCCAAAGTATCAGTGCTAAGAAGTTGGAGAAGATCATTAATAAAGCACAGAGTCTAAATGCAATTTCTGAAGAGGATAAGGAGTTATTAGTAAAAAACTCAGATGCCGACCAAGTCGGCAGTTCCAATTCAGACTCTGCAGAGAATTAGGAGTAGTTCATCCAGACGTTCTATTAAGTGGTTCTATAGAAACGTACTACATTTTTGGTATTCCCTTTATGTATAAGAAGAAAAAGGGATTAACATTGAAGCAGTTACAGGAGTGGGAAGCAATGGATAGAATAGATCCAATAGGTAGTTGGAGAGATGATTTTAGAATGTCTATTTTAGCATCTACGGTAACGAATTTGGCAATAGGAATACATGGAAAGAAGGATACAAAACCATCAACTCCAGCGGAATTTATGCCAGATTGGGTGGGGGAACCAGTAGAAGTTAAGAAACAATCCCCGCAAGAAATGAAAGCTATACTTTTATCATTGACTAAACATCAAAATAAGAAGGCTGGTATTCAAGTAAAAAAGAAACCATTAATACCTAAGGAATAATGGCAGATGTAGGATCAATGTGGGCGACCTTAGGCATTCGCTTACAGGGTATCACGCAAGCACAAAGGACAATGTCTACGGTGTTGCGAGGAGTGTCTAAAGAAGTTGATGTGGTTAAATCCCAATTAACAGAAATGAGTACGACAGCCCAGGCTCAAATGGGGAAAACTGCGGCCAGTATGGAGGCCTTACCAGCCTCCTTATTTTCTGTTACAAGAGCCATAACGGCATTAACTACCGTGGTATCTAAAGAACTACAAATGTTATCTGCCAATATGTTAAAGGTAGCTAATAGTGCTACGATAATGGGTAATGCTACAGTAACGGCCTCAAAGAAAATTGTTACTGCTTCAAAAATGGCTTCACTTGAGAGCATGGGTTTTGCCCCCAGCTTTGGTGGTAAGATAGCTCAAGGGAATGCTAACGCAATGATTATATCTAACGCAAGACAACAGGCGGAAGAGACTGGTAAGAAAGTAAAGCAAACCGTTCAAAATACTTCTAACGATGTAAAAAAGATGCCTATTGTGCCCATTGTTGATGGGACACAGGCAATGAAGGATATAGATAAATTTACAGGAGGAATATTTCGATCAGCACAAAGATGGAGGACGTTTGGTTATTTATCATCTATTATATTAACGGCCCCTATGGCAATGGCAGGTAAGGCTGCAATAAAGACCGCCTCAGACTTCGATTATTCCATGGCAAAGATTGTGGGTTTGGTTGGTATGAGCCGTAAATCAATGGAGGGTTTCAAACAACAAATACTTGATATGGCTCCAGTGGTCGCTCAGACACCACAGAAATTAGCAGAAGCCTTTTACTTTATTACTTCAGCTGGTTTTAAAGATGGGGCAAAGGCTATGGAGATATTGGAAACGTCAGCCAAGATGGCTACATCAGGTATGGGAGAAACGGCAGATATAGCCAAGTTGTTAGTATTTTCAATGAACGCCTATAAGAAGACTGGTCTAACCGCGGCAAGGGCTGCTGATGTGTTTACGGCAGCAGTTAGGGAAGGTGCTATTGAGGCAGATGGTTTCTCAAGTGCGATGCAATCAGTACTGCCAATAGCATCAGCAATGGGTATAGGTATTGAACAAGTAGCAGGTTCGATGGCTGCTATGTCTTTACAAGGTGCTACTGCAGCCAATTCGGCTGTCTATTTAAAAGGTATGTTAAACTCCTTACTGAAGATAAAACCCGGTAGCGGAGCAGCCGATGCCTTAGCCGAGTTCGGAGTCACCGCTGAGGACCTCTATGCGACCCTTAAGAAGCCCGGAGGGTTGTTAAAGGTGTTAGTACAGTTACAGGATCTTTCTAACAGGAAAGGCGGTAATATGTTCCTTAAGGAGATATTTAGGGATATACGAGCTATGACAGGTGCGTTGTCCCTTGTAGGTGAAAACTTAGAATACAATGAACAAGTAATGCAAAAAGTGGCTGCTGCATACGGAGATGCAGGCAGGTCATTCTTTGCTGTCTCTGATGAAATGAAAGTTCGTATAGATAGAATGAAAGCCACAATGGATGTTATAAAAACAGGTCTAGGAGAGAACTTATCAAAAATTGTTATACCAGCATTGGAAGGATTAGTAAGAACATTAAAAAATGTAACAGATGCTTTTAATGGATTAAGTGATGGTACACAAAAAGCCATAATACAAGTACTTGGATTGGTAGCAGCCTTAGGACCTTTAGCATTGATTGGTTCTGTTATAAAATATATGTATGCTGGTATGGCAGGTGGTATTGCAAAAACGTTTACATTTCTTACGACCGCCATAAAAGGAGCAACAGGCTCATTTGGATCATTGAAGAAAGCAATGACTATATCTCCATTCTGGACAAAGGCTATATTTAATCTTACCAAATTCTTTAAAGGATTAGGGATCGTTGGAGGAACTTCATTTGGAATATTAGCCACAGCAGCAGTGACAGGAACGGTAGCTTTGTTTAAGTATTCTAAGAAGATAAAAGACATAGCCAAAGAGAATGATGCCTTTAATAAAACGATACTAAACGTAAATGATTCCCTTGTCAAAATGAATGAACTAATGTCCACAGATATTGAGGCTATGGATATGGTGCAGTTGTCAGAGAATAGGAAGAAGCTTCTTCCAGGAATAGAACAAGAAGGTCAGGAGGTATTGCAACGGCAAATTAATATGGATATGCCTTTACAAAGTAATCGCCTTAATAAGAAACAATATGAGGAGCACTTACAGCATCTATTTGCAATGACTAAGGCTTATGATGATATGGGTGCTGCAATGGATGCTTGGGCTAATCGTTTCGAGGCTAATGCTAAGGCACAGCAGAAGGCAAAGGATGATGCTTCTGCTGAGAAGTTAAAAGTATATAATGAGGAACTTCAAGATTCTTGGAACAAGATGTTAGCCAATATAGCAGCCGCAGAAAAGATGGCTAAGGCTAATGGAACGTTAAGGGCTTCTTACGATTTAGTAGGAGCAAAAGTTAAAATATGGATGTCAGAACTTGAAGAATTATTTGGTGAGAAGTTTAAATTAAATTTTGATGATCCAAAAGTAAAACAATTATTAATTTGGTTAAAGACGGCCGGGTATGACTTTACAGAAGTAGGACAAAAATCACAGGAGTTTGTTAAGGACTTAAACAGTTCCTTGGCTTCCATTAATTTAAAGAAAGATATTGTACCAAATTTTGATTACAATACTTCTATGATGGAGACCTACAAAAAGGCAATGGAGGAATATGCTGAAATACTTACAAAGGTTGATGATATTACAGGTGTAATACAGGCTCCTACGCAAGAACAATTGGCTAATTTAAAAGAATATACGAAACAGTATGAACGTTGGAAGATAATAACAGAAGAAGCCGCTGATGAAAAAATATTGAGTTTCTTAAATGAGCAGGCAAAAGCATTTGGTGGAGTAGATAATCAGGTAGAGGTACTTAATGCCCAATTACAAATAGCAGAACGTAAACTGAGACAGCTTGGAGAAGCAGAAGGATTCTCTGAAAACTTTAAAAAACAAGCCGATGCTGTTAATGAATTACGGGATGCCTTATATCGTTTAAATGAAGAGGCCGATATACAGTACCTTGTTGATATGAACAAAGCTATGGATAATTCTAATTCACAAATGAACTTATTAGATGGGTTAATGTCAGCTTTGGAACAAAGATTACAAAATATGTCTAGAGCCGGGTACGGAGCTTCGCAGGCATTTCAAGATATGGCGGATAAGTTAAAAACATTAAACAGAGTTAAGGAAGCCGTAGACATATTAGGAGACGCCTTTGAAAGAGTCTTTAGAGATATGTTGGAGGGAGGAAAGAATTTCAGTGAGATTATGGTTGATATTTTTAAAGATCTGGTAGCTAAGATAATGGCCGAGTTGGCCAAAGCAATGGTATTTAAAATTATTATGGCTATCGCCACCAGAGGGGCATCAATACCAGGTAGTGTTATGGTAGCGAAAGGAGGTGTAATTCCTCCAGGATATCCAAATGACTCTTACCCAGCAATGCTTACATCAGGAGAAACAGTACTGCCTAAAAAATTGACTCCAGATATGTTTAAGAGTAATGATAATTGGTCAGGTC